TTTCCTCTGCTGTAGGAAATCTATCCACTTCTCTTTTTCTTTGTTATATGTTTATAGTCTAAGTAATTTGAGCACCACTCATAGAAACTATCATTATTAGCAGGCCAGCATTTAGCAAACACTTTATCTTTACGGTGTTCTCTATATTCTTTTCTAACTTCTTCCTCTGTTAGTTTTCTTTCGTCACTCACACAAATACCTCTTTCATAATAAATTTACACTTTGTTAAGTTAACATTTACAAATGGTTTTAACTTGGCAATCTTAAATGACTTTTCAGGCCATATAATTGTTTCTTTAATTTCTTTATCCCAACGATTGACAAACGACAAAATCTTATCAAAGATGATGACCGATTGTATTGAGACCTTTCCCGAAAGTAGTAGTCGTAGCAATCTTGGATGCTGCCCACTATCAACGCTGAAAACATCATCAAAGCGAATATTATCACCATCAATGACATTACGAAGCAATACGCAATCGTTTCTAAAATTATACGAAAAAGACTCGTTATACTTTTTCCATTTATTGTAAATCGTATCTCCATCTGATCTAACTAAATCTCCTACCCATGTTTTTGGTCTATCAACAAAATTACTTACATAGTAATCTCGTAAGTTCTCACCATATTTAGTTGCTAATTTATGAAAGAAGAATCTATCATTTCTTTTTATAAATGAATTGAAACTACTATTTACCTTGGCGTTGTGCTTAAAATAATCATAATTAGGGGTAGTAAAATGCAACTTGATAGCAAGATATAATGTATATGCTTCATAACTTGTCATAAAGGTAAAGTCGCTGTGCTTGATTTTTCAATCAGGTTTAGCTTCTCTGCTTCTAATTGTATCTTTTCTTTAAGTGATTTGTTAATAAGTGAACCAACACTTGATGGATCTATTTCATTATCTTCACAGAATTTGAGAATAGCATCCATGTATGGTATTTTTTTCTCTTTGACTATTGCTTCAATTGTCATAGCAAACTTTTTACTATTCATTAACATTAAAATTTTCTGACTATATGTCTTCTCAATGCTCTTGTTAGTTCTTCTATTTTATCTATGATTGAAATTAAACTAGGATCTGTAATATATTGACCTTGTTCTTTTAACTTGTCATATTCTTTTAAAGGTATAGTGACCATACTTTGCTCATTCTCATAAGTCAAGTCTTGGTCGTGTGTATCTCTACCTTGTTCGTATTCATCGCTCATAATTTACCTGCCTTTAGGTATATTATATCAGATTATACTATAATGTCAAGCCTGGTTGTGTTAGATTAGGATTTATTTGTAAATCAAATGTTCTAAACAAGATACATAAATCTGGACTTGTTTGTGTTTCTGCTATTGCAGCCATTTGATATTCAGGATTTATATAAATGGTGACCACATACACTACATCATTTTCTTGTTGACCATTCTCTCTACCGAAACTTACACTAACAGGTGTAAACTGGTGTTTTGCAACCCAACCTGCCACATCTGCTCTTGGAGCACATACGGTTGGCATTTGTGTCCAATAAAAGTTAAATGTTTCTACATCATTTTTAGGTTGCAAATGACTCTCAGCTTTAACCGATATGCTTAAGAATACGGTAAGTAGTATTGTAATTATAAATTTTTGCATAAAACTATTTATGCGATTGCGGCTAATTTTTCTTTATGTCTTAAAAGAAATTCTGAAGTGTGTTTATAGAATAGCTCTTGGTGCTCTTTGATCTTATCTTCGCCATGTATCCACTCTTGTACTTCACCACTTTCACATGTTGCAAGCACAACCGTCTGCTCAATTTTCTTATCAGGATACATTTCTTCAAACATTTTAGCATATGCTGAACATTGTAAGAAGTTACCATAATTATAATCTGCGTCCCGTCTTTTAGTAGAGGTCTTAAAATCTATGATAGATAATTTACCTTTATATTCTGCGACACAATCTACCTGACCTGCAACACCTATTTCTTTTGAGTATAGGTATTCCTCTAGGCAATTAATATTCTCAATTCTTTTTAAATATGGTTTTATAAGTCTGAATAATCCTAATGCAACAACATTGGTCACACCATTACTCTTGTCATCTTCGTTGTTAAGATGGTTCTCAATTAATTTGTGGGTTGATTTACCTCTGTTGGTAGAGGTTACTGATATGTAGTTAGCCATTTGTTCGCCAACTGCTTTTCGCCATGCTACAATCTTTTCTTTTCTTTCTGGTATGTCACCTAGAATAGAAGTCACGGAAGGCATATTAACACCATCAATAGTGTAGTATCTAACACCATCATGGTTCTTACCTTTCACGCCTAGACTTTTAGGCAAAACAGATTCATTTAACTTTACATGTTTAAACATAATATACCTTCCTTATTATATTTACAATCTTAACACAAAAAATCGCTTGTGTCAAGCTTTTAATTACTAATTGTTCCTTCAATTCATTAATGATTCAACAACATCATCTTTAGTAGGACCTTTATTATCGCTATATTCTTTTTGATACGAGGTTCTACCATTTGATTTAATTGCTCTTAAATATTCTTTTCTATTATTATCTGCACCTTTATAAGAACAATGGACCCAACCGCTATTCGGTTCTTCTGGTTTCCAAAACTCTAATATTAGTTGGTCAAAATCTAGGTTATCAGCAATATAATCTGCTAACTCCTTATTTGACACACCATAGATTTCAAAGTCAGCGGCTTGGCCTGAAGCATGCTGTGAAGTCGTGCTTGAACCTATTGCCACACATAATTCTGGTGATCTAAAGCCAGATGATACAGAAACAACTTTACCATAATGATCTCGGACGGGTTGTAATATATGTTCACACAACCTTTGTAAGTTCTCTATATTATCCTCATTAGGATTATTATTAATATCTTTACGCTCAGCTGTCTGACTTTTAATCATCTCGGCTAAGGAAAAGTTTTTAGATAGTTTCATATTATCCTCTCGTTAGTTTTAATAGTTTGTCCATCTGTGCTTTAATAATTGGACCTCTATTAGGCCAATGAATATACGGCTCATTGGACTTTGATAGATTGTACAAAAATGGCAGTACAACCTTTTCAATCTCTTTGAATCTTTTTTGAACATCTGCGTCCTGTATCTCTTTATTCACACTTTCCTTTTCAGATACAATTTGCATTATCTCATTCATCATGCTTTTAATTGATGACACATCACTTTTTACTTTTGATATTTCTAGGTTAGTTGTATTTAAATCTTCTTTACCAACAGATGGTGTTGACTCTTCTGCTGGTTTTGTTGACACAGGAGTAAAACCATAATCTGTATTTGTATCAAACTCACGCATAAAATCAGGTATATCACTCATTAGTTTTCTCCTTTTTTAGTTTAATAATTTTTGCTGGTGTGGTTACTAAATCTGATTGCTTAAATTGTAATGGTCCTGCTGTAAATAAAGTTTCTCCTATGCAACCAGATAACAGGAATCCTGCTGTTAATAAGGGCAGGATCCTTAGACAGGTAAAACCTGCCCCTTTCGACAAAAAGCGGATTGACTTACTCGACTCTGGTATACGACCGTTGCGTTTCAGTTGCTCGCTCTGTACTATATTATTTATTTTTTGATTTTTGTCTAGCACGGTGTTTTTTAATGACATTATCTGTCTGCACTTCCTTAATTGTTCGTTTTCTATGTTCTTTTGCAAGAGCGCTTTTAGGATGTGCCTCTGCAACTTTACTTAATACTTCGTTAAAACCTTGATCGGTCTTATGTGTAATCCCTTGTATACCACCTATAATATTTACTGCACCTATTCTTTGTCTTATGTGTTTATTCTTTGAAAGATAATCTTCCATTTCAGAAATTGACATCATTTCATCAAATGTTTTTTTTGTTTTTGAATTGTAAAAGGTGTATATTGGCATTTATGATAATGATAGATGATAAGATAACTGACTTGTTGCCTCTTGCATATCTTCTAATATACTTTCTAAATCTATTTGACCTTCTATTAGTTTGTATGCTTCGTTTATCCTATCTGCCTGTTTATTAACTTCAGATTTTACTATTTCTTTATCTGCATAGTTCATAATACCAGGTCTTAATTCAGCACTAAAATTTATTCTTTGATTAGTTTTACCTTGATAAGTTTCTACTAACCTATCATTTAACTCATTAAACTTATTATAATATTCACCTAGTGCTTCATGTTCAGCGTATGATTTTGTTTGCCAATGATACGACTGGACATCATTTAAAAAATTTATATTTTTTTGTATAAAATCTATCATCATATTATTTATAACTTGCGTATATAACAAAAATGATACATAAAGT